CACTTAATCTTGAAAAGTCCATATCTCCACTACCATCTTCAGGTAATGCAGCGTGTACCTTGCCATCACTATAACCACTTGGTTGAAGCAGAAAAGAAGGACCCTTTTTTGCATACAGACAATCTAACGCCTCTACAACACCTCCTTGACCCTCTACTCTTTCTTTGTATTTTTTTCTTAAACTTTCTATGAATGAAACCCCAGATTTGTGAGAGAACATCTTTTGAAGCCCAAGACCCATTCCTAAAATTGGCATAATTATTATCTTTTATAAGCGATTACTTTTCCGGAAACAACTGTTAAACCTTTAAAAATTCCATATATAGGAGTACCTGCCGACAAGGATAGATCTACTATTGGAGATGAATTCGATACACTTGTTATACTTATAACTGCGTCTTCACACACTTGTATAACTGAAAAGAATTCATCAGAACTAGATTCTCCTTCAGAATATATGTTAAGTCCTTTTTCACCAAAAACTAACCTCTCGTTAATCTCGCTATTATTATTACTCATTTTTTTTGTTTTTAATTTAATTATTTACTAGAAGACGCTGGCTTATTTGCCTGTTTTCTTTTAATCTCTATTTCCTTATCTTTTCTAGCCATGTTATCTCTATGCTTAGACATATCGTTGTCTAAAGATTTGTTTTTGACTCCAAGTTCAGCTTCAAATTTTTCAAAATCACTATCATCATTTTCAACACCTCTATCAGAGTTTTCTTTACTTATTCTTGCTGTCTCAGCTTGAAGCTCTGCAATGTATCTATTAGTTTCGTCAGTTCTATTAAACTTTTCTAGATCAAGATTTTGTTCTACTTGCTTTTCTTCAGCCTGTTGCTCCATCATAGCTTGCTGTTGCTTTTGCTGGTCTTCACCTGCTTTAGCTTGAGACTCTTTCATTTGCTGCTCGTCTTTTTCGATAAGCCTTTGGACCTCTCTTATTGACGGAGAATTATATATTTTAATAGCTGTAGAGAAAGATAGCATTTGATTTTGTAGCCCCATTTGAACCATTCCGTCAAGCTTCTGTTCCATTCTATTGATTTCATCATCATTAGAAACCATAAGTCCGTATTCTTCTTCAGCAAAAGCATCTCCATCTATCTCAGCTAATTGACGAATATTATCATCACCTATGTAAGCAAATTTAGTGTGCTTTCCTTTTAATGCAATTTTTGCAGTTTCAATTAGTATTTGAAAGCACCTCTTTTTACAGTAATCATGCATTGTAAACAATTCCTCTGTAATGTGATTAGATTGAGACACAGCTCTTTCTACACCACCTACAGTTTCTCTGTTTTCAACTTGACCAAGTCTTTGTCTTGATACGCCTGTAACCTCGTCCATTTGAGCTTTTGCAAACTCCATCATTTGAATGTGAGTCTGAATAAAATCACCTACTCTTTGGTCAAGAACCTTACCAGTTGTATTACCTACTGACCCAGCAAGCTTACCTTTGGCCATTCCTTTTTGCCCTTCTTTAAAACTATCCACTACAGATATTCCAGATTTACGTGCAAAGTACAGCCATTTAGTTACAGTCCATCCCGTAGGCACTTTAGCTAAATCTAGCTCTACAATAGAACCCATGTATTTTGCTAAAGCTTCATTTACTCTGTACCAAGAAATATCATAAAGATATTGAAATGGCTTAGACCTGTCAACCATAGTGACAGATTCTTCATCACCAGAATTGTGAACTTGTCCCACAATACCACAAGAATTAAAACTAGGTTCATCTAATCTATTGTATTGTATTTCTTTTGGCTTTATCTGCAAGTAAGTATCTTTACCGATCTTTACTCCTTTCCACCACTGTGGAACCCACAATGTTTTAGCAGTTTCGCCTCTATCTTCATCTATTATATACTCTTCTGACCTAAATTTAGTTTGAGTCTCGCCTAGCTCATCAAAGAAAGTTACTTTAATTACTTTCTTCATACTTCTCCAAAACATTCTTAACACTCGAACATTTCCAGATGAATCAGTATAAGAACCTTTTCCTGGAGATCCAGATCTATCAAATATTCCGGTAGAGTCAATATGCATATCCATGCTCTCCCTCTGAAGCATTTTTAACCCAGCTACATCATCTATAGCTTCGGTAACTCCATCAAGGTTTTTGTTATCACCAGTATAAGACCCTTCGTCTAATTTTACAACCTCAGCTTCGCTTAAATCGTTATAGAAATGATCTTGTATTTTACCAGGACTCCAGAAGTCATCTAAAACAATAACATCCGAGTCTTCTATTTTATTAGAATATCCACCACGTAGTGTATGGACTTTTAATGGGTTTAATTTTTCAAATGTAACTCTTCCATTAACTATGTCAAACATGTAGATTTCTTCACCCATAATCAAGGCGTCCTTGAATCCTTGCTGGAAAGCAATCTTCATATCTAGTTTAGCAATATAATGCCTAAGAAGAAGGTTGGCTCTTTTTTCACGCATATCTTGATAATCAAAATTAACGTAATCTCCAAACTTCATAAGTTCTTTTTCCAGTTCCTCATCGGATACTTGAGATTGTAGCATTTCCATAAGCTTAGCATCAACCATAGCCTTCTTGTCTTCTTTAATTTTAGACAAGGTATCTGGGTTTACTATCTGAACAGACCAATCAAACTTTCTTCTTTTTTCTTCTCCAACAAGAACATTAACCCTTGGGGTAATTATTGGATAATGCTGTATAGCATCAGGCACAAAAAATTGCTCCAAACCACCAGGGTTTAGAATCAGCTTCATGTCATTCAAATCAACCTTACCGTTATACAGGTTAAGGTTTATTCTTTTATTCTTTAATTTTTTTCTAACAGTGCTATTGTTTAGGTAACTGTTATCATCAGCCCAATCTAAGTGTGACTTACGCCATTTCTTACCTTTCTGCTTGAAAGATAGTTTTTGTTTTGGGAAATTTTTAGTATCTGACATCTTACATATTTAATACATTATTTATCTTTTTTTACTTCAGTATTATAGCTAAAAGCTAATATTACTGTTGTTGCCGCTAGAACTACTCATCCTACCAACAGCATTGTTCCAGTTTTCATCTAAGAATGGATCGTCATGAAAAAAGTTATCTGTATTTTCAGTTCTTGACTCTTCAAACTTAGTTGTGTACTTGGCTCTATCTTCTCTTAATATCATCACCATGTCCATAGCGGATACCCTATCTGTATTTATATCAGGATTCCATGCAATGCACTCACGAATGTATCCAAGGCTCCTAATCCTTCTTAAATTAGGTATTGTTAAAGAAGCTGTTTCTCCAGTTTTATCGTCATATCTTTCTTGCTCGAAAGGAGTAAGCATCCATTGCCTTTGCAATGTCTTACCTAGCATGATTACATCTTTAGTAGTTCTTGTACCTTTAGATCTATTTCCAAATAAATTAGCTTTAACTATCTCCATATCTCGTAATATTTCCGGACTATCAGCTAATAAGTACAAGGCATTTTTATTGGAGAAGTATCCAAATAATCCTTTCAGGTTGTTTTCGTAATTTGCCTGAGCACTGTAAAATGAAGTAAGCCTAAGACATTTCTCATAAAATTCATCAGCCCTCATTGGTCTTCCAGTGTATTCAGCTACAATCTTATCGGTCCATAAATCAAACACCATTATACTTGCAAGTGACCCTCCTAATGTATAGTCATTATCTACAGGGTCAATCCCTGCAATATATCTGTTCTGAAATACATTACCATCCCTGTCTTTATTAGGCATTTCGAATATTTCTATAGCACCATCAGAAGATACATTCCCTTTTACTTTAAACGGGAAACTTCTAATTGGCTGAACATCAGGTTCATTTTGCCACTTTAATATTCCATCATCACCATAAACTAAATTCCCAACATAATGAGAATCTACAAATGAATTGAGTTCAGGAGCAATATCTTCTAAATAATCTCTTAAATCTGCCACCGGAAATGCTGTACCTTCTGTACGCATGATGGCTTCTTGAGGAGTAATAGGTTCCTCGGCTTTCTTTTGAACAATAGTATTAACATCAGATGATCCGTATTTTACCCTAGATCTTTCTTTGTTGATTTGAATAAGAGCTCCAATAACATCGCTGTTACCACTCTTGTCCATTTTACCACGGTAATTTAAATAGGTCCCAAAGAAGAATGCGCACCTACCTTTTCCATTTGTATTCTTATCAAATACATTTGGCATAGAGTGAATGTTATACCCTTCAGAGTTGTAGAATATTTCTTCTAAACCCTCAAAAGCTCCACCTTCAACACCTCCAGTACCACCTGCCATCATAAATCCAAATGCAAATCCAGACTCTTCTACTGATGGTCTAGCAATCTGCCAGGCTGTAAGGAAGTCATTAAATTTACCTGCTTCTTCCCAGAGTACTAATGCACCCCTTTTACCCCTTGCTTTTTGCGGATCATTCTTAAGCGTAACTCCCATTACTTCGTTAAGAACTCCCACCTCAGTACCAGATCTGTTGTCTTTACGACCCATTCTCCAGTGCATATCATTTAGAGAATCTTTAAGACTTCTAATTCTTGGCCAAGGCGTATGTGTTGCGCACCAGTCAATTACTGATACGTATTTATTTAAAATACCATCTTTAATCAGGTATTCCTTTTCATTCGCAATTGCAAATGATTTTACATTCTTTTTTGCTTTAACAGTGTCTCCAAGAATAAAATTCTTTGCCAACATGTTACTTGCTTTAACAGAGTAACCACAACCCCTTCTTTTAAGATTAGCTCCATGCTTACCTAATGCCCTAGCTTGTTCACAATAGTGAAAGAACCAGTAATCTGCATCATAAACATATGCAAACCCTTCAAGCCTGTCGGCTTGTTTAGTTCCTTTGATTATCTCGGCCCTAAGTAACGGTGCGTAGTTTAATTGAAAGTAATAAGTTCCAGGAATCCATTCACCGTCCCTTTCACGAATATACCCTTCTCTACATCTCCTAGCTTCTTCTGCCCAGAACTTAAAGTAAAGTGAATTTGGGTTTTTGTTAGGAAACAACTTTGTGTAACACCCGTTTTTTTCGTGATGTATTGCTGCGGGTCTAAAGTAATCCATATCTTCCAAGATATGTGGATTAGTCAAATCTACTGCAATTCTACCGTCAGCTTGAGGAACTCTGACAGATTGGTCAGGGTCGTCAGATGTTTGAGGAAGAAGAGGGTTGTCCCATCTTGTTAGATCAGACACCTTGTTTCTATTAGGGGACGCTAAGTTTTGTACAAACATGATAGAGTCAATACTATCAAGTAAATCCTGCCTTTCTTCACGAGGCATTGCGTCCATTAACTCTGGAGTAAGCTCTGTTTGTATGTTGTTAAAGTCTCTCATTACATTCCGGAGTCTTCAAACATTGACATAGTTTTGTTACCAGATTGAGCTTTAAGAGCTTTTTCATTAATCACTTCTTTTTCTATTTCATTTATAGCTTTAATGAGCTTTGGTATCTTTTCTACAGATGAAGTAATCTTACCTATGTCATGTATAGGCTTACTACTCCTCGCATCCCTTTCGTCAAGGTTAACATTGTCGAGGAACTCAGATATTTTTTGTAACACCAACCTAGTGCTTTGAAGCAACTTTGTGCTGGTTGTTTCAGATAGTTTTTCATAGTAATGTATTGCTCTTACGATTTCTTTAGATCTTCCTGAAAACTTCTCAGGCATGTTTGTGAATTGCTTTATCTCTTCAATTCTTTCATCAGTGTCCAATATATGCATAAAGTCACTTCTTTCGTCAGCCATGTAATAAATAAAAGCTAACTCAAGAGTAGCTTTTGACTTATCTTTACTCTTGTCTGCGTCCCATAATTTTTTAAATGGAGCAATCATTAAAGCTTGTGGACTAAATACGACCACGTTATTTTCAATCTCAAATAAATTCATTATTCTTCTCTCCTTTTTAAAACTAGAGCACCTCAATACTTGATAAATAGATAGAGGTGCGCCTTAGCTCTTAGTTTTGAGCTATAAGATTTTACCCTATAGCTCAATGTCCATACGTTTGGTAGCGAGCCCATTTTCACGACGGAACAATAGCGGAGGAGATAGGATTCGAACCTACAAAGCTTTTACACCCGACAGTTTTCAAGACTGCTTGACAACCAATTGTCCACTCTTCCTTTTTTGCTAATATACAAAAAAATAGCCTAACTGTCAAGTTAGGCTATCCTTATCAATGTGTGATACTAACCAACTCTAGTGTCTGATATGTATTTAATATCTCTTTCGGTTACGTAAAGATATTCTTTTCCTTTTATAATTTCTATGGGCAGAACATACTCAAACTCTTTATTTAACTTTTGAGCTAAACTTGATTCAAGTCTTTTTTTGTAATTATCCATATTAATTACTACTTCCTGACCTCTCTCTACTTGAGAAACATGCGCTCCACAAGCTACAACTATCTGAGTATCAGAGAAGTCTACATCCATGTCTGTATCAGAGCCTTTTCCAAAAGAGGCTGTAGGTAGAAATAATCCATTTTGAGTCAACTTGTTTCTTCTTGCGCTAAGAAAGATTCCTGAAAAAATTGGAACTATGTGATCTGGCAGATCAGTTGTTTCTATAGATTTATTGTATAAATCCATTTTTACATCACCCTCTTCTTCAAGAATACTAGCAGAGTCATCTACAAGTCCTGATACTTTTCTATTGTTTTTAGACTGTTTGGTAAAGAAATCTTGCACGCCAAGATCACTAGCCTCTGACGCCTTAATCCTTTCCAAGTCTTTTGTTACGGCTCCTTTTTTCATTACGCTTCTGTTTCTTCTTCTGGAGGTGAAGTTACAGTAACTGCTCTTGATTTTCTAAGCGCACTAACTAAAGACTCCACTTCACTCATTGGCTGACTGGTCAAGTACTTAACAATAGCTTCAGCTAATTCCAATGAAATTAACAATGCGTTTGTAGTGTTCTCTGATCCCTCAACAGCTTCTTCTGTTGTTACTTTGTCCTCAATAATTTCTTCTTGTTTACTCATAATACTGTTTTTAATTAAATTTGTTGCTAAGTTAATATTTTTTTACTATTTATCTGTTTTTTTATTTTTTTTTATTTTGTATCTGTTGATACATAAAGTTTGATGCATATAATTTGCCTAATGAAGGTATATTAAAGTTTGTTTTTAGCTTAGAAAACTCTTCTTTAGTCAAATTATCTTCAAATTGTATTTTTTTTGATTGTTCTTGTATGAATTCATACGGAGACACAACAATTTTCTCCACTTCTTCCGTAGTTAGATTATGTTTGGCAGCTAGCTCTTTTATTTTTTCTTTATCAGCTCTATTAAATCTCATTACTTTACCTCGAAGTTAAATACTAATTTAAAGCCATCCTCACTCATGCTGGGTATTAAGGCTGGCATTATTTTATTGTCCTTAGATAACACTTTCTTGTTTCTTAAAGAAGTAAGTAAGTTGTTAAATACTTTTTGACTCATGTCGCCTAACTCCTTACGCAGCTTAGCTCTCGTCTCTGTAGAGAACAAAACCATATCAACTACAGCCATATTAGGTATCTCTCTAGCCAACTCGTATCTGTAGTACAAAATCAAACCTAACGCTTCTATTTCTTTAGCCCTTAACTTATGGTAAGGTTTTAGGAATTCCAGCCAGTATCTAAATATAGCTTTCTTATCCGTTAATATTCTTTTTACATTAATGTTACTCATCTTTAGATTTTTTTTCAGTTAAAAATCTTTCTCCATACTTTTCTTCATACAGATCTTCCCATTCAGTTATATGCGCTGTTGATAACTCTGTGTTTCCGCAAGGAACACAATAATGCACATCTCTATTTTCTCCAGATTCACTTGGAGGGAACTCTACAGTTTTTATATGTATAGACAAGCAGGTCTTACAAAACGTTATAGGTTCGTTATTCATAATGCTGTCTTTTAACATCTCTAGTTTTTTTAAATCTTCAATTATTTCCGTATCGTAAAAAGGGAATGGACAAAATAAGTTCCAGTTTTCCCTCCTCTCTATTTCTCTTTCGAGTTCGTCGTGTCTCATTACTTCTTAGTTTTTTTCTATCAACGCACATTCAGTGGTTAATAGTGTTCCCGCAACACTTGCTGCACTTTCTAGGGCTATCCTAGTAACTTTCTTTGGGTCAAGGATTCCATCAATCATCATCTCAGCATATTCATCAGTCTTTGCATTGTACCCAGTTCCCGCTGGCCTAGACAACACTCCTTCTAGTTTTACATCTGCACTTACGTTGGCATTCTCGCATATTGTTCTAAATGGAGCTTCAATTGCTTTAAACAAAATGTTTACTCCTACTTCAAAGTCAGCACTATTTACGTCTGGCCATGGTTGCTCCATTATTTTTGCTTTAGCACCTAACAGTGCACAACCTCCACCCATTACTACGCCTTCTTCGATTGCTGATATTACCGCTTCTTTTGCATCATCTATCCTATCTTTGATCTCCTTCATTTCGACCTCTGACTTTGCACCAACCTCTATAATGGCTACTCCTCCACCTAGTTTTGCTTTCCTTTCTTTTAGTTTATTTACTTCAAAAGTAGTTATCTTCTTATCAAGAATCTTTTCCTCTATTTCTTTAATACGTTTTTTGACTACTTCTTTTGATCCTTCCCCACCCATAATTACAGTGCTAGTTTGTTCTATCTTAACCGTACTAGCTGTGCCGAATAATTGATCAATATATTCTTCAGTTATGCCTGCAACCATATCACAAGGGACTACCTGAGCTCCTACTATTGCCGCTATGTCTTTTGTTAGTTCTGTTCTATAGTCTCCAAACCCAGGGGCCTTTACAGCCGCTATTTCGTGCCCACCTCTCATCTTGTTTAAAATAAGTGTTGACAATGCGTCTCCTGTAATATCTTCTGCCATTACAATTAATCCTCGACCCAATTTCGTTATTGGCTCTATGATTGCCATTGATTGCTCAGTGGTGGTTAATTTTCCAGCCACAACTAATATCATAGGGTTTCTCATAGATACTTCAGCCTTATTTGGGGAAGTAGAAAAGTAGGTGGACAATAGCCCCCTGTCAAATTGTAGGCCGTCTACTCTATGAACTACAGTTTCAAATCCAGAGCCTTCTTCAACACTTACAGCTCCATCTGATCCAACGGATGCAAATGCCTCAGCAATTATTTGACCAATTTCTTCATCATTGTTTGCACTAATAGTTGCAATGCTTTTTATCATTTCAGAATCATGACTAACTTGTATTGCGCTTTTATTCAATTCCTCTACTAATCTACCAGTAGCATAATTAATTCCTTTCTGAATTTCTAAAGGATCATATCCGGCAGACACTAACTTTATACCTTCTTTAAGAATAGCTTGAGTTAATACGGTAGCTGTAGTTGTTCCATCTCCTGCGCTATCGTTTGCTTTCTCAGCAACTCTCTTTACAAGTATTGCGCCCATGTTTTCTAATCTATCCTCAAGCTCGATTTCTTTTGCGACAGATACTCCGTCTTTAGTTACTTTAGGGTCTACCCCTTGTTTTCCTATAATTACATTACGACCCTTTGGTCCTAGTGTTACTTTTACTGCATTGGCGAGTTTATTTACACCCTCCATTATTGCATCTCTTACTTCCTGATTGTATTTAATTGTTGTCATTATATTTTTGATTGTTTTTCCATTATTTCTATTTGACCTTCAACAAATAATTTGTTGTTTGCTTCAGATTTTAAAACACTATCATAAGCTGGGTCATACATTAAATCACCATTATCACTTATTTTAAACCTACTCATACGTTTAATTGTTTTAATAATCTTTTAAGTTCTGATTTGTTTTTGATTGTAAAAACTAATGTTGAAGTGTTTGGGTGATGACATTTGGTTATTGAAACTTGGCTGTCTCCCCTCAAACCTATAATAGTCGCACCTGATTCATAGATGTTTTTATTTATGAATCCTGTATTCTTCATATCTGGATATTGCGGTTTAAACCCTAAACTTTCTATATCTTCTTTATCTAAGTATTTAACTCTTATATGTTTTAAATCATCTTCTACAGCATCATATTCACAACCATGGTCATCATAGTAAGATTTAGATTTTAATACTTGCGAGCCATAATATATTTGTTTTTTATAATTAAGCTTATCGTTAGAACACTCAAATTCAAACCCTACATGAAACTCTTCTATTTCTGGTGTGTAATATTTATCTTTCATATTATTTAGTTTTCAAAATAAGTTAATATATACACTCCTTTTTCATTAGACTCTGCGTAAACAGAATTGTTTACTATAAATGCTTTAACCCCGTCTTCTACTACAACTGTTCCGGCTTCTTCAAGAAACTCTATCACATCTGGCTTAAGTCTTACGCTCATCATCATTAGTCTAAATATTTAATAATTAAACAAATTTTCCCGTTGTCTTCCGGAGAGTGTAAGCTATACTTATCAACAATAAGTTCAAATGGCCTTTTTACATCCAATACGCTATCATTATGGAATCTAAAAGAACCTTTTAATGATGTTTCAATGTGCTTTAAAGATTTATTTTGAGAGTCAGCCCTATGCTCAAGGTGTTCAATTTTACTAACTAAATCACTATACCCTTTAGAATCAAATTCTACTTTTACTGGTTTTATATCTGTATGCATATCTAATTACCATTTTTTATCTGGACAGTTACTACTCAAACTTCTGGTCTTTGCCGGTAAAGGACATCCGCATATTCCGCATCTATCTAGAGCAGTTTTTTCTGGACATGCATTACAGATCTCTCTTCTAGCCTTAAAGACCTCCTCGTCCTTTTCGCTAGATATCCCTAACTTAGATTTAACTAAGTTAGAGTATCCGTCTACTATTTGACTAAATCTACTTGAAGCCATTTTTCTGTTTTTTATTACGTTTCTTTCTAGCTGGCCTAACTGAAACTAGTTTAGGCTTTTCTATTATCCAGCCCGTACATCCTAGTATCGGGCAGTATTTCATTGTGTCTTTTATCATATGTAAAAATCTATTTCTCTAAGTTCTAGCCTCATTTCTTTTATAACAAAAAAGTCTGTCCGCCCATTTTAATTGAGCCAATAGACTTTGTTCCTTTTAAAGTATTAAATATTTGATCATACCATTCCTTATCAGCAAGTATAACTATATTCTTTTCCTTCTTAATACTTGCCGTGTCTAGTATACTTGACAACTTGCTCATAAAATTATCCTTACTGCTCAGTGCTACTGTCATCTATAATTCCTTTTATCTGGGATTCAACCCAATTAGTTAATTCATTTACCGCATCAACAACCTCTTCAGTCTTTATGGTTCTTCTTTTAACACCATACTGAACCCTTCCTTTTACCATCATTCTTTCACTAGAAGATAATGAAGATGCTTTATGCATTATAAGTGCGTAGTGCTTTAACAACACTTCTTTTGGTAAGGAGTATATTCTTTTCTTCTGAGGGGACATTTTTATTCTACTTACCTCTTTTATTAGGTTATCTTTTATTGACATACTTATGTTTTTAGCTAATATAGTACTTTTATATTAATCTTGTGATGCTTGAGGATTTTTATTTAAACTTCTTCTCTCATGCTTTTCTTCTGACAACTGATTAACTAGCATAGAAACACTTTCCTTTAGTATTCTTAGTGTGTTAGCTACAGACTCGATTGAACTTGTTAGCTGTGATATTTGATATTGTGTGTTTAATTCCATCCCCACTCCCTGAAGATGAACTCCAAAGGGGTCACCATCATGGTAACTTATGTGCGGCATATTCCTTATATTTATCCCTTGCTCCATGTTTCTTGAGGTGAGGGGATAGTCGAATTTGTATTTTCCATTGTTAACTAATACCTCTACACTACCACCGCTTGCACTACCATTTGTTTTTATATAATCTGAACTATCTTCCATCTTTAGTTATTTTATGTTAAGTGGTAAATATACAACTTTTTTTTAAATTTTTTTTTGGAAAAAAATAGTTGAGTGAGGGATAAATAACAGTTCAACCCCCACTCATTTTAAAAATGGAGAGGTAGGGTAGTCCTATCTCCGCTAACATATTAAACCATAAAAGATGTACAAAGCAATCGTAAACAAGTTAACAGGAAAGAAGGAATTTCAATTCACAGCTGAATTATTAGCTGTATCTAAGAACACCTTAGAAAACACCAATGAGAACAAATTTAAAATAGTGACATTGAAATTCAACTTGCCTAATGGCAAACTTGTCACAAGGACAGGTATGTGCTATGAGAAATCTTATAGCCAAGGAATTGATGTAGGTGAGTCTTATCTTACTACATTGTCATTCAAGGATGATGGCCAACCAGCTATCTTAATGTCTCACCTTAACAATGCAAGTCAAGCTTCTGCTGATGACTTTGCTGACCTAATGGGTGACCCAGATGCTGTTGAATAACCAACAGCATTTCAGCCAACATAGTTTAATTACTATGTTGGCTTATTAATTGCGCATTTGCGCTCTTTCTTTTTTTTGCGCTCTTTTCTTTTTGTGCTTTTGCCCCGTTTTTTCTTTTGTTTCAAAAAACAAATTATTATGGCGGAGTAGAGTCTTTGATTAAGAAGCCATAATCTTGAGCAAGAAGCAATTAATAGTTGCGAAGAAGCAATTAGAAGCAATTGAAAGGTATTAGAAGCTGTTAAAGGCTTGAT